GGAAAGTTTATTGTTGGCATTTAAATTCTGTTCCTTCTAGTTGTTCTATCACCATATTTATAATATTTATAACGACTTTAAAGAAGCTATTTTCCATAAAAAAACCCCCAGAACCTAGGCTCTGGGGGTTAATTTTGTACCTCTGATTACTATAGATTATTAAGCTTTAACAATCTTTAGCGTGTGAGTTGCAGCTGTCGTTACCGAACCTGCTGGGAACTCTTGCGCTCTGTAATCATCGCCAACTTGTCTAGTTTGGTAATTAGAACCATCAAGTATAGTGTTAGCCATACCTGAACCTCTTGTAGTACCAGAACCATTAAAGTTGTATCTTAATGTATAACCTGCTGACGAATTAGCTGCTGTTTCTCTGATCCACTCACGACACAAAGTGTCAAAAGTAGCACCAGTTTGTTGCAGATGATTCGAACTATCAATGTTAAACATTTCAGTATACGAAGACGTAGCACCATTTACTCTTTGTAAATAGTAACTAGTAATCGTAGTCGGGTTATCTTGTGCGTGGTCACCAATTGAACCTGCAGAATAAGAACCAGTGTTGGCTCTTGTGTCTACAAATACAGGTGTGTTACTACCACTAACTTCAGTAGCACCTGAAACACTAGCAGATGTTGATATAAAATATGTTCCACCTTGTTGTGTTCCTGTACTGCCACTTGCTAGTAAATCAATAGCAGGATGTAAGAACGTATCCTTAATATCTGCTAAAGGCATAGCTTGGATTTCACTACCACTTGTGTAGTATACCGGCCAAGTTATTCCTGTATCAGCAGTCGCCGAAACCGACGCTACTGTTTGATTTACTTTACCATAGTTTGTCGTCACAGTTTGAGGGTCTTGTGTTGTACCTGATCCTGGAAAACTAGAGTTACTATTAGAAATAGCACCTGCTTGTTTTCTTGTATCTGATATGTTCCCTAAAGAACCACCTGAACCTACTACTGATAATACAACTGACGGTGACTGACTATATTGATAAACAACATTGTCAATCACGGCGTCAACCTGAGCTGAAGTCATTTCTTTAAGATCACCACTATCGTAATATAACGGATTTCTTGTTGCCATAATTTATTTTCTCCTTATTGCTCTGCTTACTATGAAGCGTTACCTATGATTGTTTTTAATGTAGTACCACTACTATTTTTGATTAGTAATGTTACAGCTGAACTAAAGTTACTAGAATCAACAGTTGCTACTTGAGCACCTTTTGAACCAGTGAAACCGATTACACCTTGATCACCTTTTGATCCTGTGAAACCAATAACACCTTGTGATCCTGTATCGCCTTTAGAACCTGTAAATCCAACAACACCTTGGTTAGAAAGCTCTACCCATTGTACTGAATTACCGTCATTGTAGTAAAAGTATTGAACACCAGTTGCGCTATCAACCCAGATATCGCCTTCGCCCACACCACTTGATGGTGGAGTTGATGATGTTGTAATATCAAGATTACCTTCAGATCCAGTGTAACCAATGTCACCTTTTGATCCTGTGAAACCTTTAGAACCCGTAAATCCTATATCACCTTTTGATCCTGTGTAACCGATATCACCTTTAGAACCTGTGTAACCGATATCACCTTTTGATCCAGTGAAACCTTTAGAACCCGTAAATCCTATATCACCTTTTGAACCAGTGAAACCAATTATACCTTGGTCACCTTTTGATCCAGTGAAACCTATAATACCTTGATCACCTTTAGAACCCGTAAATCCTTTAGATCCAGTGAAACCAATTGTACCTGAAAGGTCAGATACGAATGAGTATGCTGAACCGTTCCATAGGTATAGTCTAGAGTTTTCGGCGTCTGTTAAAGAGCCGTTTTCAATGATTGCAAATTCACCAGTAGCTATGCCTGATGGACTTGTATCTGCTGATAAAGCAGCGACACTTGAATAAGTTTTAGCTATGTTAAAACCTAGACCTGTATCCCCTTTAGAACCTGTGTACCCGATATCACCTTTAGAACCAGTATAACCGATTGATCCAGTGAAACCTGCTGTAAGAGGTTGTAGTGCCCACCCATTGCCGTTCCATTTCCACTGACGTGTGCCAAGTGTGTATAGATCGTTTAATGAGGGGGACGATGGAAAGTTTATTGCCATTTTGTTTGTCTCCTAATTATTGTTTTTTTAAAATTTTAAAACCTCAATATCTGTCATAGTAAAAAATTATATTCTTGCAAGAAAAGTGTTTCGTTTCTTTTCTACATCTATTTATAATATAAATCTTCTTCAAAATCTGTTAATAATACAATAGTTTTAAATTAAACTATAGTAATTGTTCCTACCATTGAACCATGCGATGAACATTGATAATATAATGTCGCAGGAGCACTCATAGGAACATGAAATATAACTACACCTGTTGATCCCGAGGCGTTATTATCAGTAACGCCTGTATTATATACTGTTCCACCTGTACCTGTAGTAGATTGTATTCTAAATGGGTGTCCACTAGTTGTATTTCTAAAGTAATATGTTTGACCTTTTTTAAGGTAAATAGTAGGATTGTCGCCACTTGTACTAGGGAATCCTGCACCATCAAATCTGTATGCACTTGAACCATTGGCCGTTACAACAAATTGTGAAATTGGAGTTTGTGTTTGTATCCAACCTGAACCATCATAAACTAAAGTATGACCTTTTTGTGGTGTACTAATAGTTACGTCTGTAAGACCAGATAATGTGCTAGCACCAGATGAACCTGTAAATCCTACAACACCTTGGTTACTTAATTCTACCCATTGATTACTGTTACCGTCATTCATGTAGAAGTATTGGATACCTGTTGCGTCATCAATCCAAACGTCACCAATACCTGCTGAACCTGGAGGAGTTGAAGCAACTGCTACATCTAAATTTCCCTCTGAACCTGTATAACCAATTATACCTTGATCACCTTTTGATCCTGAATATCCTAAATCTCCTTTTGAACCTGAATAACCAATTACACCTTGTATACCTTGATCACCTTTTGATCCTGAGTAACCAATTACACCTTGATCACCTTTTGATCCTGAATATCCTAAATCTCCTTTTGAACCTGAATAACCCGATGTACCTTGATCGCCTTTTGATCCTGAATATCCTAAAGTACCTTGATCACCTTTTGAACCTGAATAACCTATTGTACCTTGATCGCCTTTTGATCCTGAGTATCCTAAATCTCCTTTTGATCCTGAATAACCTATAGCGCCTGCTGATCCTGTAAATCCTATAGCGCCTGCTGATCCTGTGTAACCTGCTCCACCACCAACACTGAATAATGTCCAGTTGGCGTCAGCATTTGGCATAGCACCTGTAACATTGCTACGTACTTCACTGCCTTGAAGTTTATAAGTGTAATATTTGTCTGTTGTGTATGTGTAAGAACCGGAAGTATATCCTGTTTTAACATATACTAACATACCCTCCGTTATTCTTGCACCAGGAATATCTGTTAATCTATCTCCACTATCACCAGAAATACTTTGAAGTGTACCTCTAACTTCCGTATCTAAAACGATAGGCGAGTTAGTTCCGGTACTCCATGTTCCTGGCCAGACGTTTCGTGTTAGACCATCGTAATTTGCCATACTATGCTCCTATCTCCACGTAAGTTGTTCCTGGTTGTAAAGTAAATCCATATAAATGATAACTTTCTCCTGTTTGTCCTGACAATGGTGAATCAGGTACTAGTGTAATTGTTCCACCATCTGTTGTACTAACATCACTTAATAATCCTTCACTTGCACCTGTTTTAAATGTACCAGGTTGAGACGCTGAATTTTTAACAGCAAACCAAAATGCTCTAGGATTTGAATCTGAATTATTAACTGATTGTACTGAAAATGTTCTTGTTTGATCTGCTAACTGATTAACTGCCGATTCAAAACCTGTAGATGTTGAATCATTTATTATATCAGCAACTGCTGGAGGTGTTCCTACTCCTGTTGTCCAGATCCAGAAAGACGGGTATGTAAATGAGGCAGATACGTTGCTTGTTGTTGACGACTGATCTGTCGTATATGAGGTGCCTGTTACATCAACAGGTCTTGTAAACGTACACGTATTTGAGACAGTACGTGTATCGCTTGTATTGTCTTTGTGTATAGGTGATGTAAATGTAAATGTCCCACTCACATATCCGCTTCCTGAATTTGTACTCAAAGAACCACCACTTGCTGTTAAAGCATGTGAAGTGTTACTTGAATTTGATATACCACTTGTGTTAGTAGAGTACGATGTACTAGCATAAGATTTTAAAAATGTTTTTCCGCTAACATTATTTTTAGATAAACTCATAGACGCTGATGCCCAATTTACAGAAAAACTTGTATTTGAATCTGTATATTCTGATTCACTTCCGTTGTTTCTATTAAATCTAACTGTACCACCAGCCGAACCTCCAGTACGACTAGTTGATATTGGTCTAATATATGAGTTTGATTGATCAGCAGTAAAAGATTGATTCCAATCTGTACCTCCTGCTGGTGTTTGTGAATAACTACCTGCTGAATAATTACTTAAAGTACCGTTAACACTTCCACTTGATTGAGTGATAGAGTAAACTGAACTTATAAAATCGTTTGTAATGTCACTAGGGTTGTCTACAGATACAGAAAATCCTGTTGCTGGTATATCCCAATTATTATAACTTGCAGGACTACCTGAAGCTGAAAATGAAGGAGTAAATGTTGCTAAAGTTAATCTTAATAAGTCAGATGAAAACTCTGCTGTTCTAACTGTTTTTGTTGAACCACCTTCTAAATATCCTGTAAGTGTTCTATAATCTCCTGAAGTTGTAAATACAAATGGAGAATCTGAACCTGATCCTGCTGAACCAGTGAAACCAACAGTACCAACTGAACCAGTGAAACCTGTTCCTGTATCTCCTTTTGATCCTGAATAACCTACGCCACCATCTGAACCATCTGAACCATCGGCGCCTTTTGATCCTGAATAACCTATTGTACCTTGATCGCCTTTTGAACCTGAAAATCCTACTGTGCCGGCTGAACCATCAGCACCTTTTGATCCTGAATAACCTATTGTACCTTGATCGCCTTTTGAACCTGAATATCCTAAACCACCTGCTGAACCAGTATAACCACCACCTGGCCCTTGAGCACCTGTAGCACCTCTTGATCCAGTGTAACCTGCACCAACTGATCCTGTAAAACCAACTGAACCATCTGAACCTGCTGTTCCTGAATCTCCTTTTGATCCTGCATAACCCGATGTACCTTGTAAACCTCGTGATCCTGAAAAACCAATTGTACCTTGTGTACCTTGATCACCTTTTGAACCTGAATAACCTATGGCGCCAGCTGAACCTGTGTCGCCTTTTGAACCTGAATAACCTATTGTACCTTGATCACCTTTTGATCCTGAATATCCTGCTCCNGTAGAACCAGTNAAACCTACAGAGCCGTCTGAACCATCAGAGCCTGCTGATCCTGTGTAACCTACTCCTGTTGAACCAGTGAAACCAACTGTACCAGATGAACCTGTGTACCCTAAACCTCCTGAGGATCCTGTAAAACCTACTGCACCAGACGAACCAGTGTAACCACCACCTGGCCCTTGAGCACCAACTGATCCTGTGAAACCTTGTGAACCTGAATAACCACCTGGTGACCCAGCGGCTCCGTCAGCCCCTTTGGAACCTGTAAAACCTGATGGTCCTCCTGATCCTGTGTAACCTATACGTCCTAGGCCGACACGAACACCGGCGTTCTTAATTACTGGCATATTGCGATACTTATCTCCCTCATATTAATGTCCAAGCATTGACATTTTTTTAGTATTCTGTTATAGTATATTTATAAATAAACTGTAGTGAGTTGAACAATTAAAATAAATGATTTCTATTGCATTTTTAGATATAATAGGTCTTCCGTATGACGGAGACACATTAAAGAAACGAGGCCTTGGTGGTAGCGAGTCTGCGACTATCTTAATGGCTAAAGAACTAACAAAGTTAGGTTTCAGCGTAACTATTTTCAATAACTGTAACAAAGATTCAAATCTCGCAAGAGAAGGAACTTTTGATGGTGTACAGTATCTTGATAATACTATGTTAGATTATAAAAATGATTTTAAATTTGATATTGTAATATCATTAAGAACTATAATTCCTTTTATAACACCTAACTTATATAAACAGTTTGAAGGATATAATCCTCAAAGATATTCAGCAATCACAGCTAATGCTAAACATAAAGCAGTTTGGATGCACGACACGTTTGCAAACGGCGATCTTATATTAGAAGACCTTTTAGTACAAGGACATATAGATGAAGTATTTACTTTATCAGATTTTCATTCAACTTACGTAATGAATTGTGACCATGGTAAAAGAAGAAACATGGAAGTATTAAAACATAAATTCTTTCAAACTAGAAATGGAATAGTAACTTATAAAAATGATGTTGACATAAGAAAAAAAGATCCTCACTTATATGTTTTCAACGCAGCTTTCACAAAAGGTATGGCACCTCTAGTTAACGATATATGGCCAAAAATAAAAGCAAAAATACCTGAAGCTAAATTAATATGTATTGGTGGTTTTTATGTTTTTCCAGGACAAGAGTTAGACGCTCAAGGACAAGAATGGACTAAAATGTCCAGTGATCCTAAAAATAAAAATTTAGGTATAGAATTTACAGGTGTTATAAAACAATCTGAAATAGCAGATATATTAGAAAGAGCAAGCTTTAAATTATTTCCAGGTGCTTTTCCTGAAACGTTTGGTATATCATCTTTAGAAGCAATAGCATATAACACTCCTTTGATAACTACACGTTTTGGTGCTTTAGAAGAAACAGCAGTAAACGAAGCTTGTTACTTAATAGATTATGCAATAGAACCTAATAGTTTATTTCCATGGATACCAAAACAAAAACAAGTAGACAAATTTGTCAACACTGTAATAATGGCTCATCATAATAGATATTTACACCAACAAAAACAATATGCTTGTAATCAAATTAAGGGTGTTGTTGGTTGGGACTCTGTAGCCTTACAATGGAAACAACATCTATATAGAAATTTAGGAATTTACTTATCAAAAGAAGAATACAGAAAAGTATGTCATATAAATTCTAGAGTTAGAAAAGTTTTTGGTAGAAGATTTACTAATATAGAAGAAAATTATTTACCAAGAAAAGTAGAACAAAAGATAGTTATAATATCTCCTACTTACAACTCTGAAAGATATATTAACAACTGTATTGAATCAGTTGTCTCACAAGATTATGATAACTATGAAATGATTGTAATTGATGACGCTTCTACAGATAACACTTACAACATTGCCAAACAGTGGGAAAGTGATAAAATAAAAGTGATTCGTAATGAAGAAAACAAAGGCGCTGTTAGAAATCAAATAGAGTCTATAAGAAAATATTGTAAAGAAGATGACATTGTTATGTTTTTAGATGGTGATGATTCTTTTATAAATGATAATGAGATACTTCACTATTACAATAACCTTTATGACGGCACTACAGAATTTACCTATGGGTCTTGTTACTCAATGGTTGATAGAATACCTTTGATAGCACAAAACTATCCAGAGGAAATAAAACAAAAGAAAGAATATAGAAAATACAAATTTAATTGGAATATGCCATACACACATTTGAGAACATTTAAAGCAGGACTTTTAAATAATATTGATGACAGTAACTTCCAAGATGAAAACAAAAACTGGTACAAAGCCGGTGGAGACGGTTCTATATTTTACTCACTTATAGAACAAGCCGATCCAGACAAGGTAAAAGTTGTATCAGATATACTATATAATTATAATGATATAAATCCTTTAAACGATTATAAAATTAACGGAGACGAACAAACAAAAAATGCAAATAGGATAATTAACCAATGAAAAAAATATTAATAGCAATACCAACAAACAAGTATATAGAACCAGAAACATACAAAGCAATATATGATCTTACAGTACCAGAAGGATACAAAGTTGAATTTCAATTCTTTTTTGGTTATCAAGTAGATCAAATCAGAAATCTAATTGCTAAATGGGGAGAACATTATGATTATTTGTTTTCTGTAGACAGTGATATATCTTTTGATAAAGATACGTTAGTTAAAATGTTAGCACATGATGTAGATATTGTATCAGGTCTTTATATTCAAAGAATACCAGGAACACACTCATTAGAAATTTATGAGGCAAGTAATAATGGTGGCTCTAGACGTATTCCTTTTGTAAAAGTTAAAGATACTCCGTTTTTAGAAATAGTTGGTTGTGGTATGGGTTGTGCCCTTATTAAAGGAAAAGTATTTAGAGAAGTTGGTTATCCTCAATACACATATCATTCAGCACTTGATCATAACAATACATTATCCGAAGATGTTGACTTTTGTAGAAAAGCAAGAGCAAAAGGTTTTAAAATATGGGCAGATACTACGATACGTTGTAAACACACAGGCAATAGTACATTTGAAGTAGGACAAATTATGAACAATCGTAATATGTTTGAAGAAGAAAAACCAGTTGTAGCCGATACAAAGACATTCGTAACAGAGGTTGAAGGCAAAGGTATTAAAGATACTAGATTTATTGACAAGACTGCAAAAGATGTTAGTAGAGTTTATCCAGGTATTGATCCTGAAACTGGAAAATATGCACTAGAAGTAAATGAAGGAGAAAAATTTACTGGTGATAGTATAGAGTATGGAAGTTTAGCTACGGCCGTAAAAATGTTAAAAAACCCTATTGGTCAAAGTATGGAAATAGGCGTTAGACTAGGGTTAGGAAGTAAAACTATTATAGACGCATATAGACATTATCATCCTACCACTTCTTGTGTTCATTTAGGTGTTGATCCATATGGCAATATTGACTATGCAGCTTCAGACAGTGTATTAGCCAGAAAATTTAACTACGATAATTTAATGAGAAAAACTACATTAATAAACTTTGCTGAAGATTATCCAGAGTTTCATCTTGTAAACCTAGAAGATTCAGAATTTATGAATAGTTTTGCTAATGGTTATCCTGTCTATGATGAGTATAAAAGAATGATAGACAAATATGAAATGATACACTTTGATGGTCCTCACGATACAGTTAGTGTATTAAAAGAAGCCGCTTTCTTTAATGAAAGAAAAGCAGATCAAACAATGTGGGTTTTTGATGATATATCTGGTTTAAATTGGGATGCTTTAATGCAATTTATGACTAAAAATAAATTTCAATTAGCAGAAAAAGGCGATAACAAAGCAACGTTTGAATGGAATAAATCTTAAAAAGCTCTAACTACAGATGGAGTTACGATAGCAATACCCTCTAATAAACGAGTAACAGTACTATCAGCGTGAGTAGCTACAACGTCAAAGACATGACGGCCTGCTACTAAAGCTTTTGTTTGATCGGCAGTTAAACTTATAGTTACCACACCCTCTGTTGGATTATCAACAGTACAAGAAAATACTACTCTAGGATATGTACTTGAATATCCTTTAGCTATTTTTGCCACCATTGTGTAACCAGTAAGATCAAAATCTGTACCATCAGCGTTAGTGACTTCTAAATCGTATGTAAAATTAGACCCTTGGTCTATCGTTAAGTTTGCTATGCCAGCCATACAGTTATTTATATTCGGAAAGTTGCCATTTTAGATAAAATATTGTATACTATATAGTATATAACAATGGCCTAAAAGCGTAGTGGGAAAGTGACGTGAAATTCGTCCAGATTACTTGATACGGTTATACTCCGAATGCCACCTAGGCCATACAACGAGCAAGGAGACTCAATATGATAAGATTAATTCTTATATTAATCTTGGTATGGGCTAATGTTGCCTATTCCAAAGAAGAAGATTGTAAATGGGATGATGATATTCCTTGTCTTACAATATATCCAAACATAAACAACTCAAACGCATTAGGTGATAAGATAACACCTACACTTACAATTAAAAAATCTGAAATTCAAAAGTATAATCTAATTGATTTACCTAAAGTATTAAACTATGTTCAAGGTTTAGACATAACTCAATCAGGTCCTACAGGTCAACAATCATCGGTGTTTTTAAGAGGCACTAATTCTAATCATACATTAGTATTATTAAATGGAATACCAATCAATGATTACTCTACACCTACAGGCGCCCACGATGTTGGTCAAGACTTTATGTTTAATGTTGTACAAATAGATGTATACAAAGGGTCACAAGGTGCTCATTGGGGAGCAGACGCTGTTGGTGGTGCAATTAATTTTAGAACAACTGTAGATTATGATAAAAAATTAAGTATTGGTGGTAATGGTAATGATAAAACTATTAGTGGTAATTACTATACTAGATTAAATGATTTTGATATATCTGTTTCAGCTGGCGAACATAAATCACAAAACGTTTCTGCTTTATCAGGCGCTGACGAAAAAGATGGAACAAATAATAAAACAATAGGTGTTAATGTAAGTAAATGGTATGATCAAATACATTGGCGAACATCTTGGTTTGCAAGAAACACTTTCTCTGATATAGATGGTCATAGTGTTTCTATACAAGACGGTAAATGGGCAGATAATACTTTCTTTGCCTTACAAACAGGTGTTGATTATTTAAATAATAGTTTAACTTTTCATACACACGAATATGATAGAGACTATGACGACTCTCATTATGAAAGTGAAAACTATACAGTAAGAGGAACACATCAAAAAGAAAAATATGGTTTTGGCTTTGATTACAAACATAATGAATCTTTAGCAAGTCAACATCATAATCTAGGATACTTCTTTAATTTTTCACATAATATATTTTCATATCATCATAGGTTTGATGAAGAACACGAAACATATAAATTAGGTTTCTTTAAAGAGATAGAAGATGGTTTAAGTATAAGTGGTAGTACATCAACAAGTTATAAAGATAAGACAACATGGACTGCTATTGAATATGGAGAATCACAAGAGTTAACATTAACTAAAAATAATTTTGCAACAACTATATTTAAAAATGATATTGGTGATTTAAATACTGACGGTATAGAGTTTAGTTATAATCAAGAAAATTCTAAATTTTTTATTAGTCATTTAAATAGTAAAAAGATTGATGTAGTACAATTAAGAAGACCTAATTGGTCACTTGGATTTATGCATACAAAAAAGTTAGAAGACAACTTTTCTATAACTACTAATTACAAATATAAAGGCAGACATTTAGATGTACACAATTCTAATTGGTCAACTATAACAATGCCTGAAACACATTTGTTAGATTTAAATCTTGGATATAATTATTATGGTATAGANTTTGGTGTTAGTTTGTTAAATCTGTTTGATGAAAATTATGAATCACCTCATGGNTTTAGTCAAGAAGGAAGAAAGTTTACTTTAGGATTTAATAAATCTTTTTANCTTTGAACGTGTAATTGNTTTTTCTTTTTAGGGTGAACAAATCCTATAGACTTTCTGTTTTCATTAAGTTTATCGGATTTGTATCTCTCTATTTTTTCTAAACAGTGATCTTGAAACTGATAGCCTAACTCAACTCCTAATTCATATACTTTTATAAATCTTTGAAATCTTATATCAAAGTTAGAGTGTTCATTTTTCCATTTAAAACCAAAGTCACTATCAAACAACTCTCTATGTTCAAAGTCTAGTGGTGTGTTTTTAAAGGTCATCATAACGTGGTGAGATATACTAATTAAATGTGAATAATGAGCATAGTCTCTTAATAGTTGTAAAGTATCTTCAAACATTTCTTCCGTTTCCGTAGGATATCCTACAATAAGTAAAAACTTCATTGTAATATTTCTTTCTCCTAGGTTTGTAACAAAGTATTTTATATCTTCATTTGTAAATTTCTTTCTCATATGATCTCTAACTTCTTCGTTACCTGCTTCTATACCCATTTCTAATCCATTGCAACCAGAGTTTTGTAAATTATCAAAGTCTTGTTGAGAAAAAGTCTTTTCTGCCCTAACAATAAACTGTGCCTCCCATTTAATCTTTTTAGGTCTATTTGCCAACTCATGGCATAAGTCTCTAAAGTGTTTCATAGAACCATTGATTAATGAATCTGAAAAGTGTATTTTCTTTGTACCTGTTTGTTCAGATACTTGGTGCATTTCGTCAGCTATTTTTTTACCTGACTTCCACCTAAATTTAGGCCATATACTAGCAACATCACAAAACGTACAATTTCTAACACAGCCTCGTGATCCTGATATTACAAACTTACGATAGTTATGTTGTTGTATCACGTCTGAATAATCTGGTGGTGGTAAACTTTCTATGTCTGCTATTTGTTTTGGTAGTTTTCCGTTGATACCAGGATAATCAAAGTTGCCATTTAAAAATTCTACAAGAGCATACTCTCCTTCTCCTGTTATAAAATACTTTGTAGGCCATTCTATATCAACTCCTGATCCACCATAAAATGAATTTTCAAATCTTTTACCTAATTCTAAGCCATCATCTTTTTGCATATAAGAAAATACAGATATACCTAGCCATCTAAAGTCATATTTTTTAATTTCTCTTTCAATATTATCTAGAGTGTCATACATATGACCGTCAATAACTTTAATTTTGAATCCTTTTGTTTGTAAATAACCTTTTAGAAAAGATGGACCAGGTGCCGGTTTACTTTTGTCCATACCTGGCAATGATGTAATAACGGCGTCATATAAAGTTTTATCTTCTATAACTTCTCCGGCTCTAGGCCATCTTTCGTCTGCTGTAGGAAACCTATCCATTAATAAGGTAATCCTCCAACAATGTGTATACGATTTTCTTTTGAACAATTTAATGCTGTATGTTTTTTTCTAGTGTCTATTACATATGCCTCTCCTGTGGCTGGTATGTGTATTCTATCACTATCTAATAATAAGAAACAATGTTCATTTGTTACTATTGGTATATGCAATCTTTGTGTTAAGTCATTATGCCAAAGGTAACATGCTTTAGGTTTCATTCTCATTAATCTTGTTCTAGTAAGTTTATGTTCTTCCATTATACTATTAATGTAAGGTAAATTAAATAAAGGAACAGTGTATGTGTGTTCGCTACTATCTATGTCATAACCTTTACCGGCTCCTTCTTCAGGATCCATATCTTTAGAATAACCTTGTAGATATAATTGTTTATTATAATCTGGTAAAGTCTCTAACTCTTTTTTAATTTTTTCTAAATCGTATTGATAAGTCTTCATAAACTCATTCTTTTTTTAGATAATCTTAACTTATCTTTCATTTTTAGTTTTAATTTTTTTAATGTACGTAAATCTGTCCAACTTCTTGAACCACGTTTAGTTTCTCTTTTTACTTCAGCTTCTTTAACTTGTTTTTTTAGGTCTTTGTGTTTTTGTTTTATAGTCATATAGCCTCCATGTTATACAGCTATTTATAAGTCTTATAAATATGCCTATGATGAGATTGAATGTAGTGGTGACTAGTAAACCAGGTGATGGCTTAATGCATTATAGCTTTGAACAGGTACAATATTTAAATGATTTAGGTATCAATGCAAAACTTATAATTATACCTCACTATAAATTTACCAAAGAAACATATATTGAAGCTTTATCGGAAAAGTATATACATATGAAAAATGTATATTTTGACTATGAAGAAGCTGATGTAAATTTAATTATGGGTAGAAGTATGTTAACTTTAGCATATAAGAGTATTAAAGATTATGATAAAGACACACAATTAACTTTACGTTTGTTATTTAAGAAACCTCTTATATCAGTATATTCAGAAAACCACCCTAAAGAATATCCTTTAGCACTAGAATTTTTTAAACCAGAAAAAGTAATTGACTTATGCGACCACGAGGTATATGTTAATGGCATAGGTAGACAATTTGAAAAGATTATTAATTATAGTGTATATAAACCTATAGTTAAAGACGTTAAGTTTAAGTATCTATTTTTAGGTACAAATGAAAGTTATTACACTGAACTAAAGAAACATATTCACAAGTACCAAAATCACGGTATCTTGGCATATAAAGACAAGTACATAGACCATAATTTAAATCATGTATTTGTACCTGTAAAGAATTTACTAGGTATGTTTGATACTTACGTTTATACTAAACATACATTTGATCCGGCACCAAGATTAATGCAAGAGTGTCGTTTCTTCGGAATGAATTTTATATATGCAAGAGATAAAAATATTAAAGACGCAGGACCAGTTTATTATAAAAGACCGGCATACTGTCTTACTGATCCTGCTAATAAACCAAATATAGAAGTTATTATAAAGGCAATGAATGACATACTTTAAAACTAGAACAACAATAAATGTAGACTCTTCTCATAGATGTCCTTTAGAATGTCCTAATTGTCAAAGACAAACTGCTTTTACATTTAAAGGTAAAGTACCACATGGCCGTGATTTAACTATGATAGAAATAGAAAAACTAGCGATACACTTTAAGTCTTTTACTTTTTGTGGTCAGTTATCTGATCCTATACATCACCCTAAATTTCCTCAAATATTACAAAGATTAAATGATCTTAAAATACCGGAAGTTTTAGTACACAATGCTTCTTCAGCAAAACCTATGTCATGGTACATCAAATGTTGGAAAGCAAATCCAAATGCTTTATGGACTTTTGCGTGTGACGGTTTACCAAAAGATAGCCACAAGTATAGAAAAAACCAAGATGGGGAGAAAATGTTTGAAATAATGAAAGAATCTGTTAAACATTTAAAAGTAATACCGATATGGCAATACATAATATTTAACTATAACGAAAATGATATAGAAGAAGCTAAGAGTATGGCCAATAATAACGGAATAGATTTTCTATTAACACAATCTTCCAGATGGAAAGACAAAGACGGAAAACCTGATCCATTTAGACCGACAGGTAAGTATAAACAAACATTAGCAGATAAGTTGCCTAACAGGAGATTGTATGAAGAATATTAAGTTAAGACCTCGTTGTCTTCCTAATCCAGACGACCCTAATTACATATCTATGCCATTGGCAATAAACAATAGAGGTTACATATTACCTTGCTGTTGGTGTGACGAAAGGGCAGTTACTAATAGTGAAAGATTTAAAAAAATATATAACGTAAGTAAACTTGAAAATTTTGATACAGTTGAACAATTAATGGATCAACCAGAGTGGAAAGAATTTGAAAATGATTTAGTAAGAGCCAGAGACGTAGGAGATAATCTCAATAAGATTAATGGCGTCTGTATTCATCACTGTAAAATAAGAGAAAAAGAAGATAAGATAAAAGTAGAAACTACATATAGAAACGGAAAAGAATTAAAAAAAGATACAAAGTAATGTCATTTAAAAAAAATAGTAGATTGAATTTAGATGTGACACATAGATGTCCTCTTGAATGTCCTAACTGTCAAAGACAAACATCGTTTACCAACTATGGTTTGGTGCCTCATGGACGTGATCTAAGCGTTGTTGAGATAGATATGATAGCAAAACATTTTAAAGAAGTTGCATTTTGTGGACAGTTATCGGATCCAGTACATCACCCTAAATTTAATGATATAATGTCTCAACTAAAAAATGTGCCAGAGGTATTTGTTCATAATGCAGCTACAGCTAAACCTATCTCATGGTATATTAAATCTTGGCAGGCAAATCCTAAAGCAGTATGGATATTCGCCTGTGATGGTCTACCTAAAGACAGTCATAAATACAGGAAGAATCAAGACGGTGTTAAGATGTTTGAGATAATGAAAGAAGCGACTAAACATTTATTAAGTACACCTGTATGGCAATGTATTAGATTTAGTTATAATGAAAACGATATTGAAACTTGTAAAAAAATGGCAAATAATAATGGAATAAATTTTATGTTAACAGAATCATCAAGATGGTTAACAAATGATGATCCTCTTAAACCTACAAAAGCATTAATATCAAAAAACGCAGTATATGAAATTAAATCCTAAATGTTTACCTACAAATGGTGAAAAACCAATGCCTTTGGCAATAGACAATAGAGGTCACTTATTACCATGTTGTTGGTGTGATCATCCAAAGACTACAAAGAGTGAACTATTTAAAGAAATTTACTCTGTTAGTAAACTTACAGATTATAAAAGTATAGATGATATACTAGACACTAAACAATGGCAAAAATTTGAAGATGATCTAGTCCAGGCTAGAGATAAAGGAGATAATTTAGAAAAAATCAATAAAACTTGCTTACACCATTGCCAAGCAAGGGCTAAAAATGATAAGATAAAGGTTGAAACTGTTTACGAAAATGGAGTAAAAAAAATGGTAGAGGAGAAATAATGGACGCATGGAAATTTGAATACGCTGAAGACAAAGAGAGTTATACTAAACTCTTTGATGAGTGTATGAAAGAAAATCAAGAACAAAACATAGAGTTTCTAGAAAAAACAATTACAAATATAGTAGGTAGAAAATATGCTGTAGCGTGTCAAAATGGTACAGACGCCTTAATGTTTTCTCTTAAATGTCTAGGTATAAAACCAGGCGATGAAGTAATAACAACTAACTTCTCTTGGATATCAACAGCGTCTTGTATATCTATGGTAGGTGCAACACCAGTATTTTGTGATATAGACCCATACACTTATCATATAACACTTGACAGTATCAAACGTATGTATTCAGACAAAGTAAAAGCAATTGTCTATCCACATTTATTTGGTAGTATGTCAGATATAACAGAAATATTAAAATTTTGTAAAGAGAAAAATATATATTTTGTAGAAGACGCAGCTCAGGCCATAGGTTCTAGTCTTAATGGTATAAAAGCAGGTACACAAGGAGATTTTAGTACTATAAGTTTTAATGCAAACAAAACTATTGGTGGTATTGCTGGTGGTGGAGTTGTATTGACAGATAACAAAGATCATGCTGATATGTGTATTAAGTTAAGAAAACATGGTAACCACGAAATGTTAGGATATAATTCTAAAATGTTATTCTTTAATGCAAAGTTTATTGATTATAGATTAAAAAAACTAGATCAGTATATTGAAGCAAAACAAGCCATAGCAAAAAAGTATGATGAACAATTAGATGGCTATGTGTATGTACATAAACCAACTAACGGTATGAATCATACGTATCATAAATATATTATAAGATTTGATGAAGGAGATCCAGTTGAAGGTGGCGAGGCAAGAGATAGAATAAAACAAAAGATAGGTGCTCAAGTACACTATGAAAAACCTATTTCAGAAAGACCTATGTATAAAAATATAGAACATAGAAGTGATACTTGTAAAAATGCTCAAGTTGTTAGTAAAACTATATTAACTTTACCTATACATCCGTGGTTAACAGATGAAGAAATAAAAAATACTTGTAACGGTATATTAAATAATCTATGATTGAAATAATAGCAAACACAGAATTAGATCAAATTAGTTATATTGACAGTAATGAAAATCCTGTTCCTATAACTGATCAAAATCTTATTAAAACTTGTCAGATGATGAAAAGAGTATTAGGCACCAATGATATATTTGATGAAAGTTTAATTAATGAATATAATGAACCAGTGTATGAGTATATAGTTGAAAAAACTTATATAATGCCAGAATACGATTATGGTCCTTTAAATTTTAAAGAACAACCAAAACAAAAAATGAAAATAGCATTTAACAAATTATTTTATGAAAAAATTAATAGTTAGTGGAGATAGTTGTACAGATTTAGGATTTGAATCAATCTGTCACCCTACGTGGGACTTTTCATGGCCAAAATGGCCTGAACACGTTGCAAAACATTTAGGTATGGAACTAATTTGTTTAGGTAAAGGTGGTCAAGGTAATCAATACATTTATTCTACTTTACAAGATGAGATAATAAAAACACCTAAAGAAGAAATAGGTTTAGTCATAGCTGGCTGGACACAATGTCATAGAAAAGATTATCAAAATGGTTACATAGGTAGATGGTCTGCTTTAAGAGTTGATCAAGACGGAGATTTAATAAATCATATAAGAAAAACAATGAGACATATGATAAGTTTTCAAACACTATGCGAAAGATACAATTTACCATATATGCATTTTCAAATGGGTACTATGTTTGAAAATATGTATAAAGGATTAAAACCTACAGAATCAGACTTAATATTAAAAAAGTTGACAAAAGACAGTTTAGTACCATATAATGTAATAAGAACAAAAGAAAAAGATTTAGAAAAAATGTCCGATATAATAGACAGTTATGAACCACTTATAAATAACCATGTGAACTGGCCTTTTTCTGCTGAATTTGGTGGAGATAATATGTTAGATATTATATTTAATTCGCCAAATATGAAAGAGTTAATGGTATCAGAATTAGATGATCATCCTAACGAAAAAGGACATAAAGTATTAGCAGACGAGTTAATAAAAAGAATAGAAAAACATGGAATCAATAATATATAATACATTTCTAAAACGTAAACACGTGATAGAATATCGTAAAGATAGAATACCAGAAAGAAAAGTCATAGAAGATTGTTTATGGAAAGCCTGGCATATGACACCATCAAAACAAAATTACTACCCTTACAAAGTAAACATATTAGGCTCAGAATCAAAGTTTGATGATGAAAAACTTAAAGTATGGGATAAGGCAATGCATAACCACCATAATGTGGAAGAAAGAGCATTAAGAAAAGGTCAGATAGATCAATCACCTAAAAAAGTAAATAAAACATATCAACATTTATCAGAAGCTCCTTATGTAATGGTCATTACATCTAGAGTTGTTCCATCAGGAAAAACAAATGCATGGAATAAAAAATGTATTGCTGAAGATGGTCACTTTAGTGAACCAGAATATGCGTCTCAAATAAATAACCTAGCACAAGCAACAAGTGTTGAAGTAGGATTGTTTATAGCTTCTCTTACAGGATTATTAGTAGAGAAAGGTATTGATATTACATATACACAATGTTTTCCTAAAGATGTAAAAAAATGGCATGATCTAGATTTTGTTACAACTTTACCACTTTTAACTTGTTCTATAGGATATGGAGAATATTATAAGAAACAATGGATGCAAAAAAATGGTCCTGATCCTGAAAACGGTAAAAGTAATTGGGATATGGACAGAAAAGCAAACTTTGAAGACGTAATAAATTGGGTTGAAGATACATCTGGAACTACAGACGAAAATAAGGCTGAAATAAAAAGAAGAATAAATATCAGTAAACACGATTTAAATAAGGGAATAAATGACTAAAGACTTTCGCTACAAAGACAAATCACCAGTATACAAAGTACTTAATAAAAGACATCAAGTTTGGTTATACGATAGAGAAAAATGGCCAACTAAAGAAGAAATAAACTCTGTCATTAAAGACGCTTATGAAGTAACTCCTTCTAAACAACAGTTTATGCCTTATAAGATAAACATCATAGGTCCTGAAAAAGAACATCAATCAGAAAAAATTAAGATATGGAATAAGGCAGTATTTAATCACCATGCAACCGAAGATAGAGCTTTGAGAGAAGGTAAAATAAAAGATTCAGTACATTTAGTAAATAGAAACTATCAACATATAATAAGTGCTCCATATGTTTTGGTATTTGAATCAAGACTTTGTAAAAATAATGAATTTAATCAAGAGGGCGTAGATAACGATAGTCACTTTACGGAACAGACTCTTGAAAGTGAATTGCCTATGATAGAAGGATTAATTAATTTTGAATGTGGACTATTTTGTCATGCGTTAGTTGGCCTGGCAATAGAAAAAGGTATAGACGTTTCGTTTACTTCTTGTTTTCCTAAAAATGTAGATAGATGGAAAGATACTACTTATGTTAATAGAACACCACAAATGATAGTTTCAATGGGTTATGGTTCTTATTACAGAATGGATTTTATGAGAAGAACCGATCAAGAAAAAAAAGATCATAAACCACCATTTGAAGATTTAATAAATTGGATTGATCCACATGAAAAGAAAACAGCTGATCATAAAGAAATGATTAATGCAAAAGATATGTGGGGATATACCGATAAAAAATTTACAGATATGTTAATAGAAAAAACTCTTGGCGGAGAAATGGAAATCAATAGACAATTAACAGAGGATAATAAGTGAAATTTGATTTAACATATGCACAAAAAAACTATCTAGCCGTAGATTTCTTTTTATCAATGTCTTGTAATAAAGATTGTCACTACTGTACAAGTTATACTTTAGAAATGAGAAACTTAACAGTAGATTTAGACTTTTTAAGATATACATTAGAATCTTTAAAAGAATATAAAGTTAGAATATGTTTACTTGGTGGAGAACCAGGTCTAATTAAGAACTTGCGTGAAGTGATTGCAATGGTAAAAGAATACCCTAATTTTATTTGTCAAGTTTTATCTAACTCTTTTATAAGAAAAAGATATCCAGAAATACTAAAAGACCCAGATGTTTTGTATGTAGAACATTTAACGTTAGATTTTTATCCAGATGAGATAAAGAAATTAGGTAACTATGACTATTTAGAACCAAATGATATGAATAACTATAATGTAGTACTTAAAACACCTAACTACTTTAAATATATAGCAAACTATCCAGAATTTAAAAAGAAATTAGAACATAAAAATACTATGTTCAAAGCATTTAATGGTAGAACACCAACTAAAGGNGATGTAGAAGAAGTACACAAACAAGCGGCCGAAATAGATCGTAAAATGTGTGCCGCTTTTCCAATGGTACCAGTAATAAACTTTGAAACAAAAACTATAGTACACTGTAGTAAAAAGTTTGCTAACAACCTTGAACTATCTAGATCGTTTCCTATGACAAAGGAAAATATAGACAAGATGATGAACTTTCAACTATTTAAATATGAAAAATATTGTGTAACATGTAAGGAGTATGTACAACCAAAGGGACACTTCCCTATTGAAAAGTACAGTAACATATTGAACGTATAAGGAGTAGATTATGAATGAAACAGACGATCCAGATTTAAGACAACCTACACCATCGGTTGACCCACAAGTTAACGCTACTTTATCAGATATTAAAGACGATCAAGAAATGCGTCTAGAGTTTATTAATAAAATTACAGAGAAACTTAAAACTTGTTATGATCCTGAAATTGATACAGACATATATACACTCGGACTTATATATGACGTTAAAGTTACCTCTGAAAGATATGTATTTGTATTAATGAGTTTAACCTCTGCTTTTTGTCCGGCTGTAGATGAAATAGTTAACGGAGTAAGACAAGCAGTTGAAAGCATACCAGGACTTAAATGCAAAGTTAGAATTACAATGACACCTATGTGGTCTAGGGATATGATTGATCCTGAAATAAGAGATTTAATGGGACTATAAATAAATTTATTAAGAATGGAGAAAAAAATGAAAATAAATGCTGTTGCGATAAACTTACATGATCACAATACCTATGATGGTGTATATCACAATCAAAGAGAAAGACACACTAGATTTAAACACAATCTACCATACAGAGCAGAAGCTTACAATCATCAATCAGACATATTAAATCCTGGAGATTATACTCTAAATGATCAGTTTATAGAAGAATATCTTAAAAAGCCAGAGGAAGGTGTTTTAGCATTTACATATACTTATGGTGGTATAAGAAAATCAAAAGAAGAATTATTTAATACTATATTTAAAGGTCACGATGAGATTTTAGACTATGAAGTTAAATCATTATGGCAAAATCATTATAAAGACGGTATCTATTATATTGATCATCATCAATCACATGCTGCTTATGCATTTTTAAATTCAGGTTATCAACAAAGTGATGTACTTGCAATAGATGGTATTGGTTCAAGATACAGATGTTTATTTTTTGATAGAGACGGTAAAGCAACTGATCTATCATCTAAACTACCTATCGGGTGGTTATGGAATCATATGTCTAATCTTACAGGTTTCGGAACACTAGGTGCAAGTAAACTTATGGGTAAAGTTGGTTATGGTAAACATAGTGATTACTATTATAATGTATTAAACACTATATTAGAAGGACCTATTTTAGAAAGAAAGTATCCTGAATGGAAACAAATAGAAATAGATAAACATGGTATAAATGATTTAGCATATACACTACAAGAAATTACTATGGAAAAAATTAAAGAATATGTTTATCCTTTAAAAACTTCAGATAACTTATGTCTTGCTGGTGGTGTTGCATATAACGGTTATTGTAATGAAATGTTTACTGAAAAATGGGATAATGTATTTGTTCCACCTGCAATAGGTGATGAAGGCCAAGCTATTGGTGCTTATCAACATGCCGATTATACAATAAACAATAATGTACATAAGTCTAACGTTTATGCTGGTCAATCATATGATTACTATAAAGGTGCTGAAAAGTTAACTTCATACAAAGAAGTTGCTCAGGCAATCGCTGATGGTAAAATAGTAGGTTGGTTTCAAGGTAAATCAGAAAGTGGTAATAGAGCATTAGGTAATAGAAGTATATTGGCTGATGTAAGAAATCCAGATATTAAAGATATTATTAACAGTACTATTAAAATGAGAGAAGACTTTAGACCATTTGCACCAGCAGTTTTAGAAGAACATTATAAACAATATTTTGAGACTAATCAACCTAGTCCTTACATGTCAAGAATATGTAAAGTTAAACCAGAAATGAAAGAAGTAATACCTGGTGTTACTCACGTTGATGGTACGGCTAGAATACAAACTGTAAACAAAAACGACAATAGTAAATTCTATGAACTAATAAGAGAGTTTGGAGAAATAACTGGTGTGCCTATGTTACTTAACACAAGTTTTAACTGTCAAGAGCCTATAGTAGAAACACCTGAAAATGCATTAAAAACATTTAAGAAAACTCAATTAGATATATTAGTTATAAATGATTATATAATAAGAAAATGATAGACTTATATTTGTTAAAAAACATAATGGAAGAGATACGTGAGAATAGTGATTTACTAGACTCATTAAGTCCTAATCAATTCAATACTAAATTAAAACTTATAGAACATATTAATAAAATAGTACCATTAGAAAAAGAAGATGATATAGCTATCTTTGGTTGTTGGTATGGTAGTATATTAATACCTGCTTTTTATAATGAAGTTAAAAGAATTACAGCCATAGATTTAGATCCACAAGTTATTAGTAGAAACAAATATAGAATATATCCTGGATATAAACAACTTGATTTTGTATCTAAAGATTGTTTTGAATGGGCTGAAGATTCTAACAGAATTAAAAGAACAAAACTAATTATTAATACTTCTTGTGAACATATGAAACCAATGAAAGAATTAAAAATATTAAGTGAGATAAATTCTTATTTTGCATTTACTTCAAATAATATGTATGACATTGAAGGACATATAAACTGTGTAGACACAATAGAAGATTTTAAAGCACAATTACCAGAAACGGCAACCGTTCTTGCTGAAGAAAAGGTAACAGACTATAGAGGAACAAGATTCTTATTAGTTGGAGAATTAAAAACAGATAACCCAGCGTACTACAAGGAGTAAAATGAAAAGAGTAATATTCAGTTTATTCATAGATATACCTAAAGAAGAATTAGATGTATTTGATAAACATATAAAAAAAGAAGGAGCCATACCTACAAATTACAATACTAAAAATGAGTTTCAAAAAAACTATAAACAGTTAGTAGAAAATAAGGTCAACTATGCTAAATCAATAGGTATAGATTTTGTAATGGTAGAAAATGATACAAAATGTGGTTCTTTAAATACTAGTTATATTGATTATTATAAATGGATGAGAGAATTTTATCCAGAAATTACAAGTTATAATATAGTTAATTTTTTTAAAATACATTTATTATATGAGTTTAGTAAAGAGTATGATGAGGTATTATATCTAGACTTTGATGTAGTTACCAATACTACCGAAAACTTTTTTGAAGTGTGGGACTTATCAAAAGGTGTATGCGTTTTAAATAATAACGAGAGAGTATCTCCTATTCAAAAGATAACTGATAAAACACAAACTATAAGAAGTCCTAATGCAAAATTCTATAATGCTCAGGCTATGTTAATAGAAAAAGGATTAAGTCCTGAAAATGACGTTATCAATACAGGTATAGTAGGTATCAGTAAAAAACATTTAGATCAATTAGAATATTTTAAAGACTTTAAAGGAACAATACAATTAATGAAAAGTCTTATAGGAGAAACAGATATATTTCCTAAAAAAATTGCTGATTTTTTTGGTTATGATAACGAAACAATATTTGCTGTTAAGTTAAAAGAACATAAAGTACCAATACAATGGTTAGATCAAAAATGGCATTATTTCTTTGATACACAAATGTTTATACCTTCAACTGCAAACTTTATACATGCCATTAACAAAAGGTTTGATATAGTTTGGAGAAACATTAATGCTTAGAATATGTACAGTATATTATAAAGGTACTTACACACCAGACTATGTTGGTAACTTTTATAAAGCTTTAAGAAAAAATAGTACCATACCTTTTAGATCAGTATGTATAAGTGACGATCCTAATGTTGAGGCAGACATTGTACTACCATATAATCATCATAGTGATATTAAAAAACACTGGCATAAATTAAAATTTTTTAGTCCTTTATTTGGTGGCCAACAACCAGGTGATGATATAATAATAATGGATATAGATCAAGTTGTCGTAGGTAATGTAGACGATCTTATAGGTTTTCCTGTTGGAGATAATGAGTTAGTATCTTATGGTGTTTGGTGGAATAATGATACTAAAAAAATTAAAGATCCTGAAAAGTTACGTGATCATAATATTTTACCATTAAACGGAGGTTTTTACAAGTTTAAATCAGGCCAATTAAAGCATGTATGGGATGATTTTGCACTTAACCCACCTTATTGGCAACTACACTATTATAATATAGGTAAAGTACATTTTAAGTATTATGGAGAACAAAATTATGTTGACTGGAAAATATTTGAAAAAGAAAGTAAGTTAACTTTAACACCACCAGAGTGGTTAGGTAAATACACTGAAAATAAAGAAGATATGATACAATTGAACATGTTATATTCAAAAACATTTAATACTGATTATATGTTACTAGACGAACCAGATGAAAAGTTAAAGATTGTTCACTACACAGGTCCGAGTCGTGCCATACACACTTTACCTGAAAGTCCTTTGTATAATATTTGGATAAATAAGTAGTATGAACGAACAACAGAAAAAAGAGTTTGAACAAAAACTAAAAGATAAAAAACTGTGGTTTTGTCCACTTCCTTTCACACACGTATTTTCTAGTTTAAGTGGTAGATATGCACCTTGTTATGACGCACTAGCAAGAACTGGCCATAACATGGAAGATACTACAATAAAAGAATGGTATACTTCCGAGTATCAAAATAAATTAAGAGCAGAAATGTTAAAAGAAGATTATGACCCTAAATATTTTAGACACCATTGTACAGGTTGTTGGAAACAAGAACAAAAATATGGTCGTTCAGACAGACAAAAATATACTGAACAAATACTAGCAGGAACATTTGACAGTAAAGTACCAGAATTATTAAGAGCCGTTCAAAAGTTTATAGAAGAAGGAGCAATTACAGATTTTGATGAAAGAATACTAGATATTAAAATGAAAATGTTTGGTAATGCTTGTAATCTAGATTGTTATATGTGTACACCAAGAAGTGCTAACACTAGAACTCTTTCACTAAAACAATTAAAAAAAGTATATGATCCAGATTTAGACCCTAAAGACGGTGAAAGAATGAATACAATGAAGCACGATGATGAACAATATTTAGATGATGTTGCCTCTGTAGCAAAGTATACTAGATCAATCAAACTAATTGGTGGCGAACCTTTAGTTATGAAAAATCACTACAAACTATTAGACAAATTAGTAGCAACAGGTTACTCAAAAGGTATAGATTTAATATACAAAACAAACTTATCTGTATTTGATATGGATGGATATAACTTTAGAGATTACTTTGATCATTTTAAAGAATTTGTTATGAAGATATCTATAGACAGTTATGGTAAACATAATGACTATTTAAGAAAAAAATCAGATTGGACTTCTCTTGTAGATAACATGAAAACTATGAGAGCTAGAAGAAATGCTAGAGTTAATGTTCACTCTGTAATATCTTTTTTATCTGTATTAGAAAATTATAAACTAATTGCTATGTTAAAAGATATGGGTATACAACATACATTTTATATTATTGAACACCCAAGAATATTACAAGTAAAGAATTTGCCTAAAGAAATTAAGGAAAATCTAAAACCACTATATAAAGATTATCCTAATATTTTAAAGGCTTTAGACAAAGAACAGGATGTAGAAGAATTTATTAAGACTATTGATTATTGTCAAGATTTAGATCAAAATGGTTTTAGTAAAAAAGAAGGACACGATTTATTTACAACACATCCTGAATTAGAGGATTACTATTTAAAAGCAAAAAGAGAAACTAATTATTAAGGAGTTATTATGAAACTAACATACGGCAATCAGACTATTGACCTATTTGGAAAAGAACATTTTCCAGACGGACCACCAGAAAAGGTCGTAGTATCACTATCAGGTGGTTGTGATTCATCATCACTTACATACTTAATAGGAACAAACTTTCCTAATATAGATATGTACCCTTTTCATACCAAAGATGAAGACTGTCCTATAGACACTGAACGTGCTATAGAAGTACATCAATGGTTACAAAACAAATTTCCTAAACTACATGATCTACGGATATTTACAGTATCTACGTCTGATCCAGTTTGGCAAGAAAAGGCTAAAGAAGCAATGGCCTCACCAAAAGGTAGTCTTATAGTAAATGGTAAAAAAGTTTCTATGTGGGGAACGTTAAATGGTTGTTCAAAGGCTTTACAAAATAGAGACAAGAGATCAAAAATGTCTTTACAGTATGACGCACCTGTTGTTATGGCTATGACTTCTAATCCACCTGTAGATGTACAGAAAGAAAGAGGATTTTACGAAGTAGCAGAAAGAAAAAGAGATCCTGGTGAAAGTAAACTAAAAGTTATGGACACAATAGATAAAGGTGGTCTTACATATCAACCTTATTTAAGAAACGATAAAAAATTTGTAGCAGGTGTTTTTAAAGAACACAATCTAATGGATAGTTTATATCCTCTAACTAAATCATGTGCTTGGTCCCAAACACTAGAAAATTGTGGTAAATGTTTTTGGTGTAACGAGAAAGAATGGGCTTTTGAAGATTAATGAAAAAAAGAACGGCTGTAGTATTAATACATTTTGAAATTAACAATAAACTAGCTATGAATAAAGAGTTAGATGAATTACGTTTTAGTAAATTAAAAGAATTGATTTTTGAACATCCTATATACGATACTGGTATGTTTATAATATCTGAAAATTTAAAAACTCATCATAGTCCTAGAATGTTGCAATTAAAACATGAAGTTGATAACGAAATGCCACAATCTTATTGGCACGAACTAGATGATAATGTCAAGTCAATAGAAGATATTAAAAAAGAGGCCGCTAAAGCAGGTTATGAAATTGGAAATGTAATTATAGCAGGTCAAAACTTAGCAGGTTGTGTTTTGCGATCTTTAGACTATTCCGCTTTTAAATGGGCTAATCAAGGACATAATGCACAAATAGTATTATCAATGTGTGGTGATTACGAAATATCTGGTATAGGACCTTTAAAATATATGAACTCTTTTTCTTCACTATATAGTCAAGTAAAGAAATCTGGTATGATAGATAAAATTGATATCGTATCTGACATAGATAATATTAAATTTGATGAATAAATTATGTATCACACACAAAAATTTAAACAGGTAACACTTCTAAACTTAATAGACTTTGAAGGTAATGGACTTCTTTCTGATAATAAAGATTTAGATCAACTTCGTTTTAGTACTTTAAAAAGATTATTATTTGAACACCCTTGTGAAGACTTATGTATATTATCTGAAAATTTAGATGAAAAACCTCATGCAACAAGAATACTAGAATTATATGAAGAAGTTAAAGATAGATATGATTGGCAGTGGTTAGAATGGGATAACAAATATAAAAACGGAGACCCTAATTCTATTAAAGAAATAAAAAAGAAATACAAAGGTAAAGAAATTAAAAACGTAATTGTAGTAGGTCAAAACCTACCAGGTTGTGTTTTTAAAACATTAGATCACTCTGCTTTACGTTGGGCTCAACAAGGTCACTATACACAAATAGTATTGTCTATGTGTGGAGACTATGAAGTATCTGGTGTAGGACCTCTAAAATATATGAAATCTTTTGCAAATTTATATAAAGAAATTAAAAAAGCAGGACAATGGAGTAATATTGATTTAGTATGTGACATTGATGATATAATGTATTACAATGATGGAATACCTTATGTTCTTTCTGATAGGGAGCCTCCTAGGAAATAATAATGAGAAGAATAATAGCTTGTAGATTTGGTAATAAGTTTAATCAATGGCATGTTGATAACTTAAAATATATGATAGATTTCCACTCTGGAATATCTTATGATAGTTTTGAAGTTATTGAAAATGACATTTATGGTAATTGGTATAATAAGTTTCAAATGTACGATAAGTTTAGAGACGGAGAAAACTTATACTTTGATTTAGATGTTATTATATGGAAAGAGTTACCAGATTTATTCAGAAAAGATTTTACTTTATTAAATGACCTATGGTGGAGAGAAGAAGCTCATACACCACTTAACTCAACTATCGTTTCATGGACAGGCGATGTATCTCATATATGGGATAAATTTAAGTCTAACGAAAAAATGTACCTGGAAAAATACAATAAAGGTAGTGATGAGTTTTATTATAGAGAAATAGATTACAAAAACTATGATAAAGTTTGTCCTTCTATTAAAAACTATATGTATGAAATACCACCAAAAGAATTTAGTATTTGCACTCTAGGTCAAATGAACCACCTATTAGAACCAGGTTGGCAAGGTTGGTGGTCAGATTTTATTCTGCCTCACTATAAAGATCAATAGCACCTTTAAGTAATTCTATTCTAGTCTTACTTTTTCTTAATGCTTTTTTACCGTCAAGATTTTTAGAATCTTTTATCTTGTCTACTTCAAATAAAGCAATTTTTAAAGCAAACATTTCATCTTCATCTGCTTCTTTATCACTAAAAATATAATCAAGTATTCTACTTGGAGAAGTATCGTCTGTTTGTACAAGACCGTCTCTTTTAGCAATTTGTATTGCAAATTCTTCAAATTCTTTTCTTTCTTTATTTACTTTAACATACGTAGCTTCATGTATTTCGTCTAACGTAGTAAATTTCATTAATGCTTGACAATTAGGATGTTCTAAATCATATTCAACGTGATGTGAAGAAAGACTATCTCCATTTTCGTTAGTTAAAACTTCTATCCATGTTCTTTCGTTGTTTGTAAAATGAGCTCCTGCAAAATGATTTTTTAGTAATTCTTCACCAAATCCTATTTCTTTATGTTCTACTTTTTCTGGTATAATTAAATTTTTATCAATTAACATTTTTGTTTTCCTTTATATAATCGTAAAGGTCAATTGTAGTTGACCAATTTAGTTTGTTTAATACTTTGTTATCTGCTTTATTATCTTCTCTCTCAAACTCGTTCCCAATTCTTTTTTCAGCGTCAATTCCGAAGTAAGTTAATAACTCTATTAAGTTATAAGACTCTCCTCTACCAACGTCACATATTCCTTTAAAATCTGTTTTCATTAATGTATCAATGGCGATCATTAAATCATTTATATGAATAAAGTCTCTTGTATGATTTGTATGTATAAATGGAACATCGTCTCTTAATATTCTTGGTATTAACATATGTTCTCTTGCACCAGGTCCATATACAGTTGTAAATCTCATACCTACACTATTCTTTGGTGCTATACTCTCTAAAGACTTCTTACTCATTGCATATGGATTTCTCCACGGATCTACAGCCGTTGATGAACTCGCATATAGTATTCTTGTGTTTGGAAAATAATCAAATAGTCTTTGACCTGCAATTACATTTTCTTTCCAGTATTCTGTAGGTCTATCTAAACTATCTCTAACACCTGATAGACCAGCCAAGTGTATGACTAAATCTACATCGTATTTAAGGTCACAATTTATTAAATCGTTACCTGATAATTTATCTATTGGTATTACTTTGTGATTGTTGTCTTGTAGAAATTGATGAAGGTGTTTACCTATAAATCCTTCACTGCCTGTTAATAATATATTCATAATCTTATTTATGCCACCGTTAAGTGACTAGTTTTAAACGCCGGCGCCGTGTATTGTTCTTAAAGTACCACCAGCACTGTTTTTAATAATTAATGTTGATAAAGATTTCATTTGACCTGAACCAATTGCGTCATCAGCCATCATACTTTCAGCAACTAAATCAATTGAACCAGTTGTTATAATTTCTCCTGTTGCACTTGGAAATGTAACTGTTTGTCCGTTTAATGTGCCACTAACAGTCAAGTTAGTAACTGTTACGTTAGTTGGAAAGGCAAGTGTTACTGTATCAGGACTTGAAACTGTAGCAGTTATCTGATTACTTGTACCTAAAAAAGATACTGTATTACCTGGAGCAATTAACTGAACTGTTGAACTTGCGTCTCTAATATAGTGACCTTGACCTGTACCTATTTGTGAAGATAATTCTACTACGGCACCTACAACAGAGGTTGCTGATATTCCTGCACTAGATAATAAAGTTGCGTCACCAAAATCATTAGCCGCTAAGTCATTAAACGTTGTTCTAAACGTTTCTAGTGTATCTGTTCCTGATATATTTTTTACAGCCATTAGTTTTTATCCTTTATCAATTTTTTTATTTCAAATAATTCTTTCTTTAAAGTATTTATCTCTTTACAAAGACCTCTTACCATATCACTATTATTTTCTCTATTCTTAACTCTTTTCATATAGTTGTTATAGTCTGCTCTGTTAGTATTAATTATAGCGCTAGTGTTTACGTCTCTTACTAAACTTTCAAATCCTTCAACTTTTAATGTTCTAGCCATATCTTTATACTGCCAATGCAATTCCTCTTAAATCTCTTACTATAGGTGGATAAGCAGAGTTTGTTCCTTCCATAACTATTTTAATTTGAAAAGTATTAAATTCTGTTAGGCCACTTGCACTATATTTGTATTCGTTGTACGTTTCATCATTTTCTGCCGGTGTGACAGTTATGTCTTCTTCTCCAGCTGTGTTGAACGGTGTCCAACCTATGTCTGTAATATTTCTAGATTCTTCCGAAGATGATAGTCTGAAATATACATTAACGTTTGAAGTTGATCTTACGTTTTGTGTTAATCTGACATCTAAAGCAGTTGATAAGTTTTCTAGTACAACTGGTTTAGTTATGTAAGCAGCCGCTGATGATGTTCCTGAACTTTCTATGTCTGAAACATATCCAGGTGTATTACCTGTAGTTGCTTTATTAATTCTGTTTTGAACTACATATGCACTAACTCTTTGCATGTCTAATACAGGAGAAAGTTTAGTATTTGTAGTTGTAAATGTTAAGTTAACAAATAAAGATTTATTTGACGCCATTTCATTTGTTTCATTAATTACACTAGCGACCATTTGAGGAGCTGTAAAGTAAATATTGTCATTTGAAATTGTAGCAACTGGACTAGTAGCTGGTGTTAAACTAAATTCTGTTTCTGTACCATGTACTGATCTACCTGTAGTAGGTCTCATATCATAAGAGATACTTGTACCTGGAACATTTACTGTTTGTAAGTTTAAGTTTAATACATCGTACAATCTATTCTGGGTGGCTGTTATAACGTCACCACCTATATCTCCAGTAGCATTTGCCGTTCCTGAAGTAGTTACATCATAACTATCTAAAGTTACGTTAGAAATACTTGTATATGTTCCGTTAATTGCTGAATGAGCAATACCATTGTAAGTACCTGAAGGAACACCTGCAATTGTAACATTATTAGATGTACCATGCATACCATGATTAGGATGTGAAACTGTAACTACAGCAGATGAGTTAGTTGTTCTAATTGAATTGTTTTTTAATGTTCTAGTAGGTAAATCGTCATTACATAAAGTAACTGTACCTGTAACATTTTCAAACTCTGCTCTTTTAATCTTAAATTTAATATCTTCGTTTTGTTCAGCAGTCCATGTAGAACCGTTTTGTGATTTAAACATAACACCAGCATATGGCTGTTGAGAAATTGTTCTATCTGATCCTATTACTTTTTCACCTAATCTTCCAACATAACAGTTGTAAGCATTACAGTTAGACATTACAACAAAACAATATTCTGTTTTTTCTTGTAAATAAACTGGCGAATTAAAAGTAAATGTAGTAGCTGTTGTTGCGTCTGTACTTATACTTACTGCATTAGGATTTAAAGTTAATTCACTAAATGGAACTATTCTTTTTCCTGGGTAACCGTTTACTACTTCTCTAATTTGTATTGTTACTGGAATATTCTCATCTTTTGAACTAAAGAATAAGTCCATTGAAGTTAAGAATACACCACCAACATCATCTATCATAAATGTTTGTGCTAATGGGTCTGTCCAACCGATTGTAGTATCTACATTTCTTGTACTTGTTCTATTTCCTAAACTAACTGATTCAACTGTACTTTCTCTTACTGTTAAAGGCTCTCTTGTAGAAATAATTGTTTCTTGTATTGTTTCTAAAGCACCTTTAGCTAAATAGTCTGCTTCTCCTGAAGTTTCAACTGCTGTACTTAATACGTTTGTTGATGAAGAAGTTAATCTGAATACTCTTGTACCTGTTCTCCATCTAGGATTAGAATTAACTTTTGAGTCTGGAATTACAAAAGTACCTGTTACTGCACCATTAATATCTGTAACTAAATTACCACCTAATGAACCTCCGTTAGGTGTAATATAACTTGATATATCAATGTTATCAAAGAAAGGATAAACTCTTGTTTCAGGTTTCATTCTTGTAGCAGTAAATGATAATGTTCTACTTCTTAAAAAAGGAATAATAGCAACACTAACAACTCTGTCACCTATTGAATTTCTTACTACTTGTGGTACTATTCTTGTTCTAATACCTGTTCTAGTGTTAGACATTTGACCAGATAAAGTATCTTGTCTTCTTTGTATAATTCTTCTACCCATTCTATGTTGGCCTAAAACTCTTGAACTTGTTACTGTTGGTGTTCCTGACCAATGCTCTTGCCATTCATTCCATACAGTACCTATCTCTACACTTGTAAGATTAGGATTTCCTAAATTTTGTACTAACGTGTCAAAACCACCTGTTCTATTAACAACTAATTCAGGTGCTCTTTCAGTTTCTTTCCATTCGTCTGACGGAGGTGTTAACGCAATAGAACCAGTCCAACTGAAAATGTCAAATGGGTTTACGTTAACAAATTTACTAGCAAATGGTTGATCAATTAAAGTTGCCTCACTATAAGGTAACGTAATTAAATCTCCTGTTTTTGCATACTTGGCATCCGTTCTATCAGCCGAAGTAATCGTAGTTCCGTCGTTATCACTTTCAATCAATTGTACGGCATCCTCATTAAACATAGGTCTAACTTCACCTCTTGCCATATCCATTGATACTTTGTAGTCTAAATTTCTTACATCACCTATACTATGTCCTGTAAAATTGTCTACTATAAATCCATTCTTAAATCTGTCAAATCCTTGAGCGTCTTGTACTTGCAAATTTTGAGCTTGCATTTCTAATAAAGAAAGTTGAGTATAATATTCAATGTTTTCAATTCTATTTTCTAATCTACCAATATCTCTCATAGTGTAACGTTTGTTATCAACTTTAGTAATAGTAATATCTGCTGTGTCAAGTGTGTATGCCGGTATATCTAATGTGTATAAATGCATTGCACCATCTAAATTTTTTGGAGATTGAGGTACTAATGCACTTGATCCTTCGGATATTTTAAATTTACCATCTTTATCTACAAACACCTTGTCTATTCTTGGCATGTAGTATTCTAAATCTGAAGTTATATCAGTACCAAATTTAACAACATCAACTGTTGAAGCACCGGCACCGTTATAATATCTATCAACTTCTCCTTTATTAATTGTAGAGTTATCGTCAACTCTAGGTCTAAAGTCTAAACAATCTCTTAAATCAAAAGTTTCTCCAGTTGTATCGGAAGTATGAGAAGGAATATCTGCATAGTCAACAACTCCTGAATAACTATCAACAGTGAAAACATCTCCTGAACCGTGAGAGAAGTAATCAACGTTAATTTGAACAGAACCTGTTGGGTCTACTGCACCTTTATTTAAAGTTACTCTACCTATATCATAGAAGTTATCTCTTTGTCCATTGTCTAAAGTAAATCTATCTGTAATATCAATTTCTCCTGAAGATGAATAAGTACCAAAAGCAGTTGCCATTTTAACAGAATTTAATTTGTAAATATCACATCTGCTTAATCTCATACCACCTTGTTTTTTAATATCTGCTAAACTTGTATGATTTCTTGTAAATCCTGTAACCAAAGTTTTAGATTTTTCTTCTACAACGGCTCTACTAACTGTTGCTAAGATTTTAATTTTGTGTCCTGCATAATTAGCACCAAAGTCTAGTACTAAAGATTTTCCTGTTGGAGAACCACTTAATGTAAAGATAGTATCTCCTTCGTGGTTATTTCCGTTTAATGCTAAGAAATCTCCTACGGCACCTGTTCCACCAGAGCCGGTCGTCATAATTGAAACTGAAAAATCTGAATTTAATAAAGAAGCAAATGTTTCGTTTGTTCCTGCTGAAATAGTTGCGTCACCATTTGATCCTAAAGTTTGTGTAAAATGTCTTCTAACTTTAAAGTTTGTATCACTAGCACCAGAGTTAGAAGTTGTTTTTAATGTTTTAACTGTTTCGTATGGTAACTTAAATACAGAAACGTTTTTGTTTGTATCTTTAAGTGTTGATCTATTTCTATTTGCATTTGATTTAGTTGATACATCTGAACCACCAACAGCTGTTGATAATTGTAAAGAAGTATCTGAAATTATTGCCTCAACAAGTCTAGTTATTGAACTACCTGCGTCTGTAGTAAATGTTATTGAGTCACCAATTTTTAATTCTGTATTAAATTTAGTACCAAAACCTGTAACAGTTGTGCCACTATTTGCAATTGAAATTGTACCTGAAATTTGTAAACTTTCTCCGTTTGTACTATCTAAAATTGTATCTGCTGTATATGCCGGAGAACCAGCCATACCAATTTGTTTAGTAGATGAAAAATCGTATGTTGTAACACCTTTGAAACCTCTAGCGTCTGCTTGAATAGTAGCAGTGTTAGATGAAATACCACCTGTTATAGTTTCTCCTGGTACAAATGTTCCTGATACATTATATAATACTACAACTGATTGATCTGCTGTACCACCACTTGAATATGAACTAAAAGAAGAACCGTTTACATCTAATTCAAAATTTGAACTAGTTGGATTTTTAACTGTATATGTGTTACCATTTAATTGTGTCATACCACCAACACCGTTAATTGTCACTTGTTGACCATCTTGTAAAGTGTTTGATGAAGTTATTACAACAGGATTAGCCGCTGTTGCACCTGTAATTGTATGTTGGTTGCTTGTTGATAATTTATCAACAGTACCTTTGGCACCTGAAGTACCACCTGTAATTTCTTCTCCATCTGTAAATGCTTGATTTTTTGCAACGTTGATATGAGTAAACATAACAACATCAAATAGATAGTGTTTGAAAACGTTTGTTGTTGCACTTGAACTAGAGTAAGCACCACTAACAGCATTACCTGAAACATACTCAAATCCTTTAGATTTAGCATGACCTACTGATTTTATATCTGAACCTGATCCTGCGTTTTCTGTTCCTCTTGATGATGTTTCTTCTCTATATAAATTTACTTCTTTAAAAGCTGCAACGTCACCTGATACAAATCCTACATCTGGAGAACCGTAAACATTATTTACATTTACAAAGTTACCTACATCAAATCTAGTAGTAGAATTATTTTGTGTATCAAACGATCTTGCTTTGTTTACATCAACGAAAGTAGTACCTAAAGTTTCTATTTCATAACCTTTAACGTATGCTTTACCTGATTCCATACCGGCAGCAATTTTAGTTTCTAATCCACCATCGCTTGAACTGTAGATACCTCTATTAGTACCTGAAATTAAATGTTCTCTTAAATCTATATCAAAGTCTCTTACTGCATAATCGCCTGACTCGTCAAACGTTCTTCTTGCTAATGTATCTTCTAGTATTGCATATTCAGTTGTTCTAACTTGATTTTGTACAATACCATTTTTTAATCTTAATAACTCTACAAAGTTTGCGTCATCTGTAGCAGCTAATGATTTTTTAGTTAATGTTAAATCTATTTTAAATCTGTGAGCACCTGGAGCATTTGTATTTGAAACTCCTTGAGCATTATCATTTAAAGTTGCGTCATCATTTTGAGTTACAAAACTTTCTGCTACTGTTAAACCTATTCTATAAGATGGTTTGTTTGTATACTTGTCTAGTATTAAATCTTGATTACTTACTTTAACATGATAACCATTTATGTAATAAACACCTTCTTTAACTGAAGCTGCACTACCTGTTGCTGTAGCAGATACTACTGCTGAAACTGTTGTTGATGTAGATTGTAAAGTAGTTGCTACTGAAATTGTTTCTGCTGAAAAAGCAGTTGTTGTATTATTAGTACCTGAATTTAGATATTTTACAAATAAAGTATTAGGGTCAGTACCATCTGTTGCTACAACGTTAACAACTCTTGCTTTTACACCTGAAGAAGCACCTGTTAATGTTAAGCCAATAAAATCGTTTAGTGTAATACCTACAGAAGCTGAGTCTGTAAAAGAAGTTAATTTAACTGCATAGTAATTTAAGTCATATCCAATATCGCCAGGTATAACCATAGCGCCTTGTTCAAAGACGTGATCTGATAATCTCTCAATCTGATTCTGTAGAATAGATTGTGATTGTGTTAACTCTCTACCTTGTACTGCAAAAGCAGGTCTAAAAAGAACTCTATGAAACTTTTTTGTCTCATTAAAGTCATCGTAGTAAGGCGAAAGATTGAAGTCTGTTGGACTTGGCATAATATCTCCCTTTAAAACTCAATAACTAGTTTAATATTTTCTGTTTGGTCTGTTGCTCTTTGAATAGGTGCTCTGTTTTCTATGTACAATACATCGCCAGAGTCATGATCTATTTCAGAAGCAGAATACCCACTTGAAAATACAACATTGTTAACTGTTGCCGAAACTGTTGTGTCCGGTGTTCCTGTTGCTGAAGACGTTTGACCTGTGATTACATGAGTACTAGAAATAGCAGTCAAGTTACCATTAGCGTCAACGCCGGCGTCATTGTGTCTTGATTGAATGTAGTATAAAATTCTGTTTGTTGCGTCCCACTCTACGACTTTAGCGACAGCGCCTGTAGTTGCTTGATTTAATTCTTCATCTACTACAAAAGTACCTGGTGTTGGACTAGCTGCTAATCTTACTGCTTTAGTACTTCTTAAAGTTGAAGCACTTGCAGCTGAACCTGAAGCTTTTGGATCTCTGATTAAACAAATTTTTCTAAAGTCATTACCAGCATGGAAATCTCCAGAGTTTGCTGATTCTGTTCCTTCTAAATTTACGTTTAACATTACAAAGAAACCACCTAATTCTTCTACTGCATTAAAACCATGACCACCTTTTGGAGAGATAATCACATCTAATTCTGCACCTGTTAAGTTTGTTGACCCAGCAGATACTATTTCTGCATTTGAAACTGTACCAAAAGTATAACCTGATCCTACGTTAGTCATAACTACCGAAGTAATAGTACCACCTGATACTACAACATTTGCAGCTGCACTTGATCCGTCACCTTTTATTGTTACTGAATGTGTTCCGTTTGTTCCACCTGAACCGGCAGATTTAATTTTAATACAATCAATTGAACCATCTACAGCAGCTGAACTAACTGTTGAGTTAGTTGAAAGTCCCATAAAGTCTGTTGATAAGAAATTTGATTGTTGAGCCGCTGACATAGTACACATATATTTCCATTTGTAACCATCAGCAGTTGTTATAACACTAGTACCTGTTCCAGTTGGTTCGCTTGTAGAAGCTGTATTACCATCGTTGTCAATACACTTGTAAACATTTCTGTCTGTAGTTAAAACATAAAAATTAGCGTCATGTAAAGTTGTTGCACCACCATTAGCAGTATTTCTTAAAGATGTACTACCTGTAATATATTCTCCGTAGTCGTGTCTGTAAATATCGTATGTTGTTCCAGTTGCCCAATTTCTTCTTGGTACTGCAAAACTAATATCTGAACTTGTAATTTTTTTAGCAGCTAATAGATCATCAAAGGTATTGAACTCTGCAACAACAGTATCACCTGGTATAATTGGTGCTGAGTCTGTTCCTTCATAATCTGTACGGCCATCACCTCTTGTAGGTGTACCGAAAGCTTGTGGTCTTGCTAGACCTAGATAATAAACATTTGGAGAAGATTCCGTAAAAGATTCGTGAAACTGCTCACTGTTGTTTATTCTGAATTTTGTTGTTATTATTGCTGGCATAATTGTTATTCCTATTTATAATACTTTCCTATGATGTTGTTCCAATAATTGTTTTTAATGTAGTACCACTAGAGTTTTTTACTAATAGAGTTGACGTATTAGATAGAGATCCCATAGTAATAGAACCACCAGTTATTGCAACTGCATTAGCATTTTGACCAGCCATAGTACCTATAACTCCTAAAGCTATATTTACAAATTGACTACCGTTCCACTGTAAAATGTCACCACTTGTAATACTTGATAAAGTGACATCTGACATTTCAGATATTTCGTCATTTGCTGTAATATTTGAATCAACATATTGTTTTGTTGCAATACCTAAATTTTTTGTTGGGTTACCAAATACTGTAACCTCACCTGTGCTATCTCCTTCTAACCAAGTTGTCAAAGTAGAACCATCTGATCCTGCAATTATCATTGATCTAGTTTCACCGGCAGTATTACCACCAGCATTTCCTATAATGACATTACCTGATCCAGTTTCTACAGTTTGACCTGCATTGTAACCTACAAAAGTATTGTGTTGTCCTGAAGATACTCTTAAACCTGCGTTTGCACCTATAACAGTATTTTTTTCTCCTGTTGCGTCTTTACCTGCTGAATGTCCTACGGCTGTACTTTTTGCTGTAGATGTAACTGATTGTAAAGCTGCAAAACCCACGGCAGTATTATCATCTCCTGAAGTAATTGCTCTTAAAGATGTTTTACCAACGGCAACGTTTTCTTGTGCTGAACTCAAAGTACCTGTCACCGAGTGACCGATCATTAAAGAGTTTGAGAAGTTTGTTCCTTCTTGTTTACCAGTAATTACACCGGCATTTAAATTAGTACCATCTCCGAAAGCAGTATAGATTTCGTTAAAGTTATCGTTGATTAAATCACCACCAGCTCTAATAGTAGAACCTGTGCCGTCATTAGGAGTTGAACCGATTGCTATTGTTTGTTTTGCCATTTCTATCTCTATTTATAGTTATATTTATACACTTGTTTTGTCAAATTTTTTGTTTGTTGAATCAAATTTTAAAGTATTACCACTGAACGATTCTTCACCTGGGAACGTAATATCTGTTGGAAAAGCAAAGTTGGTCTTTAACATAAAACCAAAATCATCTTCGTTTAAGTTATTAGGTGGAGTTATACCACTTATCATATTAAATATAGCTGTTGTACCATCTAAACTTGATCTTGTACCAGTGACTTTTAATTCATTCAATCTGTTGAAAGTATTACCAGTTGTACCATTAATACCACCTGATCTGTTACCTGTAACACCATATGCTGTATTTGCAAATCTATTAATTGATTTAAAACTAGGACCACAATATGCAAATCCTTGATTTATAGTCACGCCTGTTCCAACTTTTCTTCTTACTCTTAAATTCAATATGACACCTATAGGAGCTCTTGTTACTGTAACGTCTCTAGAGTTATTTGGATTAGGCTGTTGAGCAAAAGTTGATAAAGTTGAACCATCATCAACTGTTCCTGTTCTTCTACCAAATACAGTTTCAAATATTAATTTCATCATTGCAAGTATTGGTTCACCAATTACACCAGTGTTTATTGCCTCTGCAACTTTAACTCTCATATTCAATCTGTTTTCTATATCAACTTGTCCTGTAAAATAAAAACCTGAAGTATGCATTGTTTTTTTAAATGCGTCTCTCCACAAATTAATTGAGTTACCTACTTTTAATACATAAGAAAAATCTTGATAGTATAAACTATCTTGTACTTTCATTGTAGACTCTGAAATATGTCCTTTTTCATTTATAAATCTACCATCTGTATCAACTACAGCAGTTACGTTTACAGTTGATGTAGTAACATCTAATTTTTTTAATGTAGCACTACCTGTGCCAGAAGCTACTGTTTCGTCTTCTTGAAAAGTACCTGAAACTTCTTTTAATTTTAAAACGTTAGTACCTGCATTAAAGCCTGTAACTAAACCTGTTGCATTTGAAGTAGCACCTGTAACTGTATCTCCATTAGTAAACGAACCTGTAACTGTCATAACAAATAAATTGTTTACAAAGGTTAATGTTGGTGGTGTAGGATTGTTTTCGTATTTAATACCTAAATTTGATGTTGTTACTCCTAAAACTTTACCCACTTCACTACCATATGCTAATACACTTGCACCTGATCCTGATGTAGATGTAACTGAAACAGTTGGTAAAGATTTATATCCGTCACCACCGTTTGTTAAGTAAATATCTGTAATATCTCCTACGCCTGATTCAAAAACAATTTTATCTCCTGTAAGATGATCGCCAGCAGATGTTTCTTCTTCTAATACAATATGATCAGTGTCTTCATTAGAAACTGCACCGTTAACAACTGTAACTACACCAGCTGCATTTAAACCAAATGTGCCTGTGTTAGTAAAACTTAAAATATCTCCTATTTCATAACCTGTTCCACCAGCGTCTACAAATGTTTCTGTTATCTTACCAGAACCTACATCACTAATTTGCATAGCAGCTTGTTCACCACCACCTGTGATTTTTATAAGATCGTCTGTAGTATAAAGATTACCATCGTTAGTAATTGTTTTTGTTCCTGGTATACCTGTAATAGTAGCTAAAATGTAATAATCTGATTGATCAGTTTCAGTACCCTCTATAATTTCACTTACAGCAAAAGTACCTACAATAGTTTCTTTGTTTATAGTAATTTCAGAAACTTCATTAGCGCCAATGTAAAATTTTTCAACATTTTCTACTATTGCTGTTGCGTTTGATGTTCTTCCTTTTATTTGTCTTCCTATTAAACTTAAAGTTTCTCCTTGTGTACTTAATACTCTTAAAACTGTTTGTGTGTTCCAAGTACCATCTGATACCTTCATCATATTCTGTCTAGGATAAAATGTTTCAGATTTATCGTTAAAAAGTATTCTAAAAAATAATTCGTGACCTTTTTGTGTACCTTTTAACTTATATAAAGATTTTATGTTTTTTATTAAATTTCTTTTACTTATTCCTGAAGTTAAACTTTCTGGAATAGTTTTAAAAAACTCATTTCTAAAATTATCTAAAAATTGAGAAATAACTTTATCTGGATCTCTAAAATTTGTTAATTGTTGAATACTATGAACAGGATTAGGTCTATATGTGTTAACAACTGCTTGAGCGTTAGAACTTTCGCCTTTAATAATTTCACCTGTTAAAAATTTGTCTTGTGATGTTATGAATAGTCTTCCACTATCTAAATCCTCAGTCAACACTACAGATGTTGCTTTAGAAGTCTGTCCTGTTATAGTTTCTCTATATGTAAATTTACCAAAACTACTATCTTCTAATATTATTTTATCATCAAGGTCTAATTGAGTATTTTCAGCACCAAGTGAGCCACCATCTAATACTAAATTGTTTTGTACGCCTGTTTGATTTTCTAAATTTATTCCGTCTGTAGATTCAATAGAAGTTACACCTAACTCGGCAGCTTCCATAAATTGATAGTAAGTTTTTAAGAACTCTACAAATTTTGGGTGATCATCAACAACAAAATCTGGTAATTGAGTGTTTATTAAGTTGGATATTTTATTATCAAATTTTGCCATTGGCTAAATTAGTAACTTGTTGTAGTATTGTAGCCTACGCCGGCTTCAGATGAACCACCAACAAATGTATCTTCCTCTACAGTTATATTTGAGTTTGTAACGTCTATTTCTACGACTTGATTTCTAACAGGCACAATATCGTTTGAATTTGGTTTAACTGTAATTTCAATAACGTTGGAAACAGCATTTCTTATATTTGATATTGAAGCTACGTTCAATGAGTTTAAAGTAACTTGACCTGTTTCATAATTAATAGTACCTTGTGTATTATTAGCATAAGTTTTAACACCACTTACTAGATAATATCTTCTAACGTTACCATTACTATCATCGTTTAAAAACATTTCATCATCACTACCTGTAACTTTGAAACCTGTTGATGATAAGACACTTGAATGACCTGAATGAGGATTATAAATTGCATTTCTAAAATACACATCGTATTTTGTTGAAGACGCAATAGATGGTGTAAAATTCTTTCTCATACTAATAGATGTTATGTTAGATAGTATACTTGTATCAACATCATCTATTAAACCTGTTAATTTAGAAAATCTAAACACACCATCAAATTTTTGTAGAGTAGTTGCGTTATAGTTTGTAATAGCCGTAACTATTTCTGACTTAATACTATCAGAAGACTTACTAGTACCTTTTTTATCATACTTAGCAACACTTGTTAATAAAATTGATGTTGTTTCTGGGTCAACTATTAATGGTCTAACTGAAGCTACGTTATAAGGTATTAATCCTTTTACTATAGAAGCTTTTGTTGTTTCTGTTAACGTAGAACCTGAAGCTGCTTTGATAGCAATATTTACAACACCATAAACCGGCGTTTCATCATCTTCTCCTCCCCAAGCACTAACTGATAATGCATTAGGATATAATGTCTTAACTATTGATTCATAATCTGTAGTTGTAACTGCTCTGTCTTGTGCTGTATATTGCAAAGGTGCATTAAATCTTATAGACTCTTTTGTTTCAGGCTCTGATCCGCCTTGAGCATTTGCTTTAGTAGTTATAGTTACATTATTAAAACTACCAACACTGCCGGCTAACTCAAAAGTTTTAGCGCCGTTAGACTCTGCTTTGTTTGTAACAATATATTCTAATATAACTATGTTACCATCTTCTAATTTTTTACCTATAACACCATCACCAAAGTAAACTTCAAATTTACCACTGTCTGTTTCTTGTAAGAAGTAAATTTTAGATGTATCGTTTAAATTTCTTAAACCTGTAGCTAATGTGTAAGTGTTTAATGTTGAATCTGATACAGAGTTTTGAACTGTTACTTTTAAAGTAGAAGTATCAGCATTTAAATTTTGTATTATATACCTTTGATCTGTATCTGTACTATCAACTGTATATTTAAAAGTAACTAAAGTACCTTCGTATAAATTAACGTTTGAAAATTTATAAACACCGTTTAAAGGTGTAATTGTAATATCTTCATTAGTTAAAAAGTTATAACCTGTGCCATCTACTGAACTTGTAAACGTTGTACCTTTATTCATTAAGATACTTGAACCTGAAGCGTTGTTTACTGTTATGTCAATAGTTGATACTGGCGCTCTAACAGATGATGGTGTATATCCTATCATCTTTGCTAATGCAACTATATTTTTTCTTATGTCTGCACTATCTAAATAAGTTTCGTTAACTAACATATTAGCATTGAAGCCAAGATAGTGTGTATTGTATGCTAGAATATCTAAAAGAACGGCAAAGCCTGATCCTTCAAAATTATAGTCTGAAAATTCTGGTTGGTTTTGTAAAAATGTTTTTAAATTTGATTTTATGTTATCAAAGTCAAAATCAGATACTACTAGTTTATTGCTTGCCATTTTATCTTAATCTTTCTAAAAATGTTTCTACTGTTATCGGCTCCGATGAACCTATAACATAGAACATAATTGTTAAATGATAACTATTCCTATCTAAATCTGGTCTAGCTAAAATTTGTACTAACTTTATTCTAGGTTCAAAATTATTTAGAACTTCGCCAACTTTTCTTTGTAAGTTAAGTGCTGTAAGAGGTGTCATTGGTTCAAATAACATTCTTCTAACATCACTGCCAATTTCTGGATGAAAAGGTCTTTCAAAGTGAGAAGTATTAATTAAATTTCTAACACTTCTTTTAACGGCCTCTACATCGGTCAATTTGTTTACATCACCAGTTACAACGTTACGACCAAAATTCAAATCCAAGTCTTTATAGATTCTATTTGCTCTTTTACTGTTGTTCGTATTACTACTATCAAAATTTGGCATTACGTATATATTTATACGTTAACCAGCAAAGATATTTGAAGAACCTGAAGTCATTGCTCCAGCGTCTGTACTATCACCTATTCTAGCTATTGGACTACCACAGACTGAAACTGTTGAACTACCTACATTAACGTTTGCTACGTGAGGTACACAAGGAGGTGCTGGTGGGAAAGGGTGACTTACTGTTGGGTCACCCACTCTTGCTATTAATATACTATTTGCCCTAACTGTACTTTGACCAGGCGTATTTAAAGTTGTTGTACTAGCACAAATGTGTCCGGTACTCAAACTATCGCCTTGTCTACAGATTGCTGGCATTTATCTTCCCAATCCTTTTAGTGCTTTAGCAGCTGCTCTCGCTTTTTCCACTATAAGCGCTTGTCGTACTTTTCTACCCATAGGTATTTGTACTGAATCGCTAATTTGTTTGCCTTTTTTGCTCATATATTCAACACCAATAAATTTATCTTTAAAATCGCCTTGAACTGACATTACTGCCTTCTTCAAACTCATCGCTTCTTTCTCTTTTTCATCACCTGCTTCATTCCAAAACTTAAATATTCTCATTTTTGCCATTTTATTCTCCATTATTAAACATTATCGTATTTTACAGTATCTTCCCAATTATCATCATCTTTTTCGCAACTACAATGTGTACAACATACGGTTTTTTGTGATTCTCCGTAATCTTGTAAACATTTTTCGCCACAATGCGATTCGTGTCCACAATTTTGACAATAAATTTGTGAATTTACCATATTATTATTTATAATTAAAATTTACAAGACATTTGAGCATGTTTTAGCTCAGTTTCACTTAAATTTTCTTTATTTTTTAACGCTGATTCGCTGATTTTTTCTAAATCTGGCTCAATTTTGCAATCCTTAACATTTTTTGAGCAGGAAATAAGAACAAAAAGTGAACAAATTGCAATTATTTTAATTATTTTCATATTTTACGCTTTTTTTGCTTGCTTTTAGTGTATTTATGTTATAGGATGGACGAGTAATATGAAAAACAACAAAGGATACACTATGAAAAAAATAATAGAATACATGTCGGTAATAATGGCGACAGTCGGTACTTTAGCAATGGTTGGTGCTGTAGGTTCAATTGAAATAGACAAATATTTACAAGGTGCTTCAATGACTTTGATAGGTGTTGCGTCTTATATCTTAGCTTTATATGCTCAAGAATTATATAAGGAGGACAAATAATGAATAACTTAAATCTTTCAATTGTAAGAAATGTT